GCTTTTGCCTTGCAGTATTTGTTGGTATTGCTCCCAGTTTAAAGCTCCACCAGTATGTTCAGATAAAAGTTGATTGTAGTTAGGTTCACTAACACTTATAACATCACTATCACGGAAGTTTGACTGACCAACAGGTGCAACAGTACCTGGTCTCATCAGATAAGGCACAACACTACATCGACAATTAATCCATTCAGCAATCTTACCCTCCTTATCACCAGGATAAAGTAAACCATTACTAAACTTCTCACCAATCTTAACAACCTCCCCATCCATGATTATATGATTGGCCCTGTCGGTTTTGCGGTTTCCTCTCACTCTTTTATCATGAGCACTCCGCCATTCAACATAATCCACTCCTAACTCTTGATAACTGTTCATTACACCCATATTATGAGCGGTTTGTAATTCGGTTCTTGCTATTCGGTTGGCTTCCCATCCAATGAACTGGTCATACCTTTCCATTATACGATTACGAACATCTCGGACTCCCCATCCTTCACGATAACCATCAACAAGTATTTTATTAATCTCTGAATCTACACGGTTCATCGTATGCTCTGAAGCGGTGAAAGTGTACTGTTCCAGATGGGTTTCGGTGAATGGTAATGTGCCGAAGTGATAATAAGGAGTATCTTTATGTTGGAACTGAATTGGTTTACGTGCTTTAAATGCAACTTTCCTTAATGCATCTTGTACTAATCGTTCACCTTGCTGTTTTCCACGATTAAACATTTCACGATTAGCATCCAATAAGAGATTATAGTATGCTTGGTGAGATTCATGTATAGGAGCAAGTATCAATTCCAACTGCCCCTTCAAAAATAAAGTTTCACTGTAATATTCATCGAAAGCCTCCAACGTCTTCCCCATAATGATTCGGAAGAATCTGCCAATGTCCCGTTTCAGTTCATGTTCCAAACGTTGATTAATCTGTAAGGTCAACTGGTTCGCTATCTTCTTCCGCTTCTTTTGGTTGGTCATCTACTTTACCCCATAGTTTCTCTTCCAACTCTTTCAATATTCCAGTGTCTACTTCTTCGGCTTCTTCAATATCTGACCATATCTGTTTGACTGGTACGTTGTTGATGTAGTATTCATCCATTAAGTCATCGTTTTCAGGTACGGTTACTCCGAATTTTCCACCGAAGTTGTCGATGATTTGTCTTGGAGTTAAAGCACCACGTTGGAACATGAATTCAGCTAATACAAGGTCTTTAGTGTAGTCGACTGGTGCTACTTCTGTAATGCTGAATCTCCATGATGGACATTCAAGTTCATCACCGATAAGATTGATTAAGTCTTCTATTTCTGCTTTGATTGGTGCGATTGTACCATACTTGTAAGCAGTACGGGTGTTATCGGAGTTAGTACCATTCAAGTTACCATTGTCAAAGATACCTAATCTTGATGGGTCAACATGGTGAGCATGTAGTACTTCATCACGGGTGTCTTTTCGTAACATACGGAAATGACCTTCCTCAGTCTGCACACTTAACGGAGTAATCTTCAATTCAACATTACCCTCTTCACCCTCTGATGGAATTGTAATACAGATAGCACTATGCGGATTGCGTATGACTTCCTTAATCTGTTGACTAATCTTATACTTCAATGTTTGAGTATGATCATACTCAGGGTCTTCAGGGTCAACATCATAATCGGCAAAGTCACCAGTCACAGTAATTGCGAACTTCGGCATTCCATAGTTTTTGAAGAAACTGTTGTTGTACTTAACTGCGGATATGTCTCCTTGAATACTACCTAATGCGGAGATGATTGGTGGTCTTCCGTAGTAGTCTGTGCCTGGTGCATATTCCATTGTCCATAGTAATTCGTTGGCTCTTTCGTGTGGTGCTAGTGTATTGTATGGGTGGAATGCTCCGGTGTCTGCATGAACATCACATGGGTTGCCATCATCATCATAGTTCTTACCGTAGATAACATACCATACTCTTTTACCTGCTGGTGTTGTGTGTACTACTCTTTTGGTGTCGGCATGTCTCCTTAAGGTTTGGGCAGGGATATGTTTCAATTTAACTGGTTCACTATCACTTGTAGTTTCACGGATTAATTCCAATGCACCATAACCAATAGCCCTACGGTCAAACACCATCTTCTGTAAGTTGTTATTGATAGATGGTTTGCAGTTCTCAAGTACTGTGATGAATCGGTCTTTTTCTGCATCGATGGGTTCCACATCTTCAACCGGTTTCAAAGTGTAGTCAATACCTGTACTGTCTACGGCTACTGCATCTACACATGCAGCATGATAAGTATACAAGTCAAGTAACTGTACCAATTCATATGGGTTATACTTCGGTTCCAGTACATGAACACCGGCTTTGAACTGCTCATCAACAACCTGCTTAGACCCGTCATAATCAACCTTAGCCTTTAAGGCATGGCGGTCTAATTCCATACGGTCAACAACATTATACTCTCCAGTATCGCCTACTGTTACTATAAATGAATCTGATTTCTTCATAATTATCACGCATTAATTTTAGCTCGGCCTTTTCTTGGGCCGAATAATCCTCCACGCCACATATCCGGACAATGGTCATCAATTTTTAATGGTTTGTCTTCACCACGTTGTTGTGCCTTGGTGTCCCAGCAGTAGGTTTGTGCTTGGGTTATACTATTCGTGCAGGATATGTGGATGTGGAATTTTTGGTTATTGAATAAGTCTTGTATACGATTGATGTCTTTGAATGTATCCGGTGCGTATGTTCGTACTTTCATTTTGACTCGTGGGTCTTTCCGGCATTGTGCTTTTAGTGATGCTGCATCGTGTGGTAGGTAGATTGTATTCTTTCGGCCGAGATTGTATTTGTCCTGCAATCGTATGATGTCATTGACTCGGTCACTATCTGATTGTGTTACTCCTTTATCGGTTGCATCGTAGTAGGTTTCTTCCTGTAAGTAATAGGAGTTCCCATTCTTTGTGTCTTTGATTATACCCATAACACCAAATGTTGTCACTGTGGATACACCATAGTCACAACAGATATTCACTTCATCAAAACTTTCGGTTAGATCATCATTGTAAGTGTGGATGTTTTCATCGAACATGTCATAGATTACACCTTCAGCGATTACCCATAATCCAAGTATGTTTCTTTTGTAGTTGACTTGGCTTTTGCGGTTGACTCTTTTTAATTCTTCAATGTATCTTTTTGATAGGTGTAGGTTGTCTTCTAGTGTGAAGTGCCAGCATTTGACTGTGCCACTTTCAAGTAATTCCTGATTGGTGATGTAATCAGTATAGATGAAGTGGTATGGTGATTCGGGGTTCATTGTCCAGAACATTTGTGCACCCTCAACTGAACATCTAGTGATTGCCATCTCTACTGTGGACTTTGATGCTGATGTTAGTTCATCGGCGTACCATCCACCGATTGTCATTCCTCTTACTTTTTCTGTTGCACCCTCATCACTAAAACCTACAAGCCATATTCTTTTGTTGGCTATTTGAATGTAATTGTCAAACTTACGATACTTAACAGGTACTTGACCTTCACACATTCGAATAAGGTCTCGGATTACATTCCTTTCGATAGTGTCACGTGTCTTACCACTTATCATGAATTCGTTGTAATCTGATTTGAGTACGAATATCAGGAACCTAAAAGTAGCTGCGATTGTCTTACCTGACCTGACAGATCCATGTGCAATATTGATGAAAGCATCACTATCATAGATGAATGATTGGGCTTTAATACTAAAGGCTCCTAATGTGAATACATCATCATTGTTGTTTGTGTTTGTCCCATTCTTTTTTGCTTGCATCAAATGCACCTATTAAGTTTTCAAATCCACCAAACTCAACTTCAGCATCAACATCTACATCGGCTTTGCTGATTGTTGTTGGTCTTCCGTGGTTGAGTCTTTTGTTTTTGGTGAGTAGGTCAATAGTCCTTGAGACAGTGTATTCTAATTGGATTTTTGTTGATGTTTTGTATTCTGTGGTTTTCAGTTCTTCTGCTGACTCTTCGACCAGGTCAAACATTGTGTCGATTAGGTCATCGATTCTGTCTGTTGATGTTTGGTAGTTTTCTTCTCTTCTTTTGTGGTCGAGTTCGGTTAGGTGGTTACTGTATGCTTCATCGGCTTCCTGCCAACAATACCTTTTACTCATTTGTTTTAATTGGTCTTCGGTTGGCAGTTCTATTAAATTGTCTGAAAAGTGATATAAAGTGACATCAAGTGAAGTTTCAGAGGGTAATTTTTTGATGTATTCTATTACATCTTTAAGTTTTTTATTGGCTCCTTTGAGTTCCATTATGTATATTTTCTTGTAGAGATAGGTTTGGAGTCTTTCTCTTGGTTGTCTATGCCATAATGGACAGTCTGTCATAATATCACATCGTTATAATATGTTTAACTATAAATTATTTCATTAAATTAAAGAAAACATTTATACAAATAGTTATAATGGTTAATCCAATTCCTACAATTGCTAATCGATTGGTTGTAGTTTGTTTTTGTAATTCCAGTTCGGTTTCGATTGCTTTTAATCGTATTTCTAGGTCTTTGTCACTGTCATTGGATTTTAGTATTATCTTGTTAATGTTTTCATTCATTTTGTCTAGTTTTTCATTCATTTTTTCTAGTTTGTGGTCTAATTCATCAATCCTTTTGTCTTTGTAATCTGCTCTTGTTTTTAATGATTGGAGGTCGGTGCTGTGTGATTGTATTAGGTCTTCGTGCATGCAGTCGTAGTTAACAACCATCGTTACCGTCTCCACATTCGTATTCATCGTTTAGTACTGGAGCGTCATTGTCAAAGACGTCTGGTTGTTGAGTATCTTGTTTCTCCAGGACTAATTGTTCGGCTACGGCTACACGTTTGTTTTCAGTAGTTTGTGTTACAATGTAACCTGCTATTAAAATAATAATTGGAATTAGGTTTGCATATTCAACAGGCATTATTTGTTCTAGTCCTGGTTTTCCAACGTAGACTATGAATGCAGCAATAAAACTTATTGCTGTTGCGATTTTAGATTTGTATTTGTATGTTTCGACCATGGTTATTAACTCCATAAAATTAGATTTTGGATTGCTGTAGGTGGGAATCGAACCCAATACTAGTTTTGCCCTACAATGCACCAATTAAAATACACTTTTTTGAGGTAGAAATTAAAGATTTTAACTTTTGGTGCTGTATTCATCTACAGCATTGAGATTAGGAATGATATAAATTTGTTGGGGAAAATATTTTTAGAGATTTAAAAAATGATTGAAAAAAATACTATTGACTGAAATATTCGGCAAAGTTATCACGGCAGTAAATTATATGAAAAAAACCCAACAATGGTTTTATATCATTCCGTTAATTTGATTTTTCTTTTTTTGTAGTGTAGGCGTCGTATTGCACGTTCTTTGTCTCGGTCTTCTTGCATTAATGCAGTGATTAGGCTGAGACTGTTGTCTTGTAGTATGAGGCCGCAGTTGTTGCAGAATGTTTCATTATGGAATGTATCATGTAGTACATGTGTTGTTTTGCATTCCGGACAGTTTGTCTTTATAATGATGTAGTTCATTGTTTCCTCATATTCATATAATAGTTAGAGAAATTAGAACATTGTTAGTCCTAATCTTTCTTTTTCGTTTTGTACTATTTCGGCTTCACGGTCTGTGTCAGGGTTGGGTCGTGGGCCGATGGTTCTTGTTCCGATTTGTGTTTGGTATAATCTTTTTTTGTTTTTGTTTACCCATCGTAGTCTTGCTTTGCGGTCTTGTAGTTTTTTGGCTTCTTTGCTGCATTCTGGGCTACAGTATACTTGGCGGTTATGGTGTTTGGTGAATGTTTTTCCGCAGATTGGGCATTTCTTTTTGGGGTATGTTATTTGTACTTTCATAGTAACCTCAGTATTAGGTAGATTGGTATTGTCCAGAGTATTAGGATTATGCCGTAGATTATTAGGTTGAATAGTATGTCGTCTTTGGTCATCGTATGGCCTCCAGTATTCTGTTTGCTGTATTTTCACCGATGCCGTCAATTTCCATTAATTGTTCTTTGTTGAGTGTCATTAAATCGTTTAGTGATTGTAGATTGTATGCTTCTATGATTTGGGTTGCTTTTTTTTGGTTTATCCCATATATGCAGTAGCATAGAAAGTTAAAGGCAGTGTTTTTATGTTTTTTTTCGAATTTCTTGACGATTGGTTTGTTTTGTAGGCATTTTTTTGCAGTGATCATCATTCGGTAGTATGCTTCTATGATGTTGGGGTTGTATGATTCGATTACTGTTGTGTAACGGTTTAGACTTGCGATTGCTGCTAGGTATCCGTAGTATGTGATTTCTTGGTAGTGTTTGCTTATTGATAGTGCTTTTGCTCTTGCTGTTTCTCCACCTTGTATTATGACATAGTGGTAGTCGTAGTTTTCTGCTTGATTGATTGCTTCATTGAAAACTCTATTGTCTTGTATACTGCTTACGAAGTCTGGTATTGTTTTGAATTCGAATACTACTTGTTCGTTGAAGATGTAGTCACCGATTTCTAGGTTGGTGACTTCTACTTCGTGTCCTTGTCTGGTGTAGTAATCGGAGGCAGTCTTTATTCTGGACTGCTCCTTGTCGGAAATTTGTACTTTCATTTTAACTCTCCGATTTGTGTTTCTAATTGGTGTATTTCTTCTGTTAATGTGCCTATTGATAGTTTGATTTGTATTAGTTGTTTTGTGATGTTGGTGTATTGTTTTTCGATGTTATTGTTTAGTTTTTTAGTGGTTTCGTATTTGTTAAGGATACCGCATAATTCATTTGCGGTGGCAATATTTGTACAGTTAAAACTTCTGCCGTTGCCGTATACTCTGCTTCCTTGTATGTTCCATTTAGGTGGATTCACTCTATCACTCATTTTATATTCACTCCTCTTTTTTTAAATCATAAATTATCCCATTGCAGAAATTACTCAATAATGCTTTTTCACTGTAAGTTAAACCCATTCTTGAAAACATTTCATAGTGTTTTAAGATTAGGTTTCTGACTTCGATTGGAAGATAAACTTTTCTTATTGTTTTATGTTCTTTTTTAGAGGGCATTGTTGTGAGGATATAATCTTCGGTCATTGTATCGCTTCCCATAACTGTTTCAAAGTGTTCTTTCCTATTTCAGTTCGTTCATTTTCCATCATTGTTTTGATAGTGTGTTTGATGTGTTGGTTTTCTTGGTGTAGTTGTCTTTTGCTGAATAATGGTTTTTTGCAAATGTCTAATCGTACTTTTAAATCAATGTTTTCGGATTTTAATTGTTCGTTTTCATCGTGTAACTCATTCAACAAATCTTCTAAACCCTCTTCGGACAGAGAACGAAATCGTATATTATCATTCAGACAAATAAGACAATACCTTTTATCAATTTCCACATTTTCAAATCGTTTAGTCATTCCACATCACCTTTAAAATATTTGCATTCGGTTTTCGGTTGGACATAGCATTCCCATATTCTGTTGCAGACAATAGTATTGTCATTCACGACTCTTTCGAAGTATTTGCAGTTGTGACAATCACTCATTCCACATCACCTACTCTTATACTCCCATTTCCTTTTATAATAAGGACAATGCACATCTCTACTTGTAAACTGATGCCACCCACGACACCAACCATCACTTTGCTTACAAGCACAACTACTACATAAAGTCATTCCACATC